TATTTATCAGCTCCCTTAGCTTTCATATACTTCATAAAGTGTCTACCTTTTGGAAGTAAATCAATCATAGCTAAATACATTGCTTTAGGAGGAACTTCTTGTAGATAAGGTTGTACAGCAGCAATAGTTTCTACCCACTCATATTTCATAGATAAAAAACGAAGTACCATATAGTTACTCCAAGTCTTTTTATCTGCTTCTTCTAACGTATCCCAATACTTTGGATTTTGAACGTTAGTAATTTGTTTAATATGGTCGAATAGTGATTTAGCCATTTGTTTCTTCAGCGTTTTTTCTATCAATCTCTGCTAATACTTTCATTTGTTCTGGTAGTAACTCTTCACAAATCTCACCACAATTACCACACATCATTACTTCGATTGGTACAATCACATCTTGCGGAGTACCAGTAATTAGTTTTGAAATTTTTCTAAACTTAGAACCATCGATGAATACATCATACCCACAATGAGCACATACAATAGGAGTTGATTTACCTAAATCTAACTTTGGTTGTTGTGTACTTTGCTCTGATGCTTTTTGTGGTTTACTACCACCTTTACCAATTATATTTGCCATTATATTAAATTTAAAATTTCAATCAAAGTTGCTGCAGTTGGAATCTCTTTATCAATAGCGTTAAAGTGTTTGTTCTGTCCTTCGGAAAGAGCAATAACTACATTCGCTGTATTTTGTGGAGCGTACTCATCAACTTTTTCATACAATAATGTGAATAATTCTGAGAAATCAGTTACTCTACTATCAATAATAGCTTGTCTCATTTTCACATATTTATTTCTTTTATCATCTGAAGATTTTAGGATATCTAATACCTTCATTTTATAATCATTCTCTAAAAGGTTTTGAGTATCTACTTTTAACTCACCTTTGATTGAGTTTAATTGACAAGTATTGATAATCTTTCTAATATCAGGATATCCAGCATCAATAATTGGAACTAAATCTTTTGGTTCAAACTTTACTTCTTCACTAGTCAAAATCTTTGATATTTGAACTGCTACATCCTTTTTAGTTGGAGGTATGATTTGAAAAGTTTGACATCTACTTTGGATAGGGTCAATAACTTTCTCAACATAGTTACAAGTTAATATAAATCTACAATGTTGTGAAAATGTTTCCATTAAGTTTCTCAAAATAGCTTGTGCGTTTTGAGACATATAATCAAACTCATCTAAAATAACAATCTTATATTTTTTGAATCCCATTGATGATGCGAATCCTTTTACTTTATTTCTTACAGTTTCTACATTGTTTTCATCAGATGCATTGATTACCATATAATCACAATCCATTGATTTTACAATTAGTTTAGCAAGAGTTGTCTTACCAGTACCAGCTCTACCATAAAGTAGAAGGTGTGGTACATCACCAGTTTCTAAATAACCACTTACTTTTTCTTTTAGGTGTTCATTACCTACATAGTTTTCTAATGTTACAGGTCTATATGATTCTACCCATAAACTATTATCAACTTGTTCATTATTTGTTTCTTCGAAAAATCCCATATTTTATATTTTATCTACCTACTTCGTTTAATCTATCTGATTTGAAAGTTTCCCAATCTTTACCTATACCATCGATATAGAATAAATCTTCAGGTTTCAATCTACCAGAATCATGTAACTTTGAGTATCTTTTAATTGCTTGTCTTTTCCACCAATTATTAATGTAATCAACACCCTCAACAAACTTCTTTTTCATTTTAAGTTCTGATTCCTCAATTTCTGAACGAAGGAACTCAGGTCCATTTTCATACATCATAGCAAGATATACTCCTCTTTTGAATCCGTGATGATAATCGGATGCTCTAATACCACATTCTTTGAAAATCTGAGAAAGTATCTTTTGTTTGATACCACTCACAGGTCCACTAGCTCCTTTACCAGTTCCCATAGATTTACCATTTCGGATTCTTTCATTAGTAATAGCATTTTCATACCAATCAGCTCTATTTTCCTTAATCCATTGATGCCAAGGGTCATAGAACTCATCATCAGGTTTCAATGCAATCTTACCAGCTGATTCTCCTAACGTTTTAAAATGTGGAATACCATTATATTGTGAATGAATTCCATAAAGGGAAGTTGTTCCTACACCTATCAATGTTTGCCCATACTTCTTTTTCCAATACTCTCTAACTTCTGGAACAGTAGTCATCATTGCGGTGAGTTTACCACCTAAAAAGTTGTAACCTAAAGGTTGGGTACAAACAATGGTGGATGCGATAGTTGTGTAGTTCAACTTACCCTCTTTGAATTTGTTCTCTTTATTCCATCCGATATAATCATCTCTTACTTTCATAGATGTTACATCTGATGCTAAAGATACTAAACCTAAAAGTTTACCACTCTTTTTATCTTTGATAAACAATTTCACATTTCTACCGGGATTAGCTGTCCAACTCATAGTGTGAATCATCTTTCTAAGATAAGTCCACTTTGTAGCTTCAGTTGAATCCTCTACGATTTCAACATAAGGTTCTAACTCTTCAATTTCTTTGATTGTTAGTTCCTTATTGTTGATATCAGTTGGTTTCCATTGTGCATCATAAAGAGTAGCGATTTGGGATTTATCTCTAATCATAGAATCCTCTTGCAACTCAACCCACTTTTTATAAAGTGTTTGTTCTTCTACACTCATTGTCATAAGGTAGTCCATATTCTCAATGAGTTTTCTTTTCTCATCTTCGAATATAAATTCAGGTTTTGCTGGTTCGGTATCCCAAAAACTCATAGTTACTTTTTTAATGGTTATTACTTAATCTCTACCAAATAGTAATTTGATACATACTCTCCTTCGGTAAATGCAACTTTAGATAATCCCTGCGAAGAAATTTGTAGAGATGAAGTTGATGAACCTTTGTTTGCTAATAAGATAGCTTTTAGATATTTTGCTGAGAATGCGATTGGTTCTACATCACCATCACACTTACAATCAACTGAAATAGAGATTCTATTTGAGTTAATAGAAGAATATCCTAAGATGATTTCTCCTTTGTTGTTTTTACAAGTGAATGTGAATGTATCAGCATCTGCTAATGCTCCCTTAGATTTAATGAATTTGTTTACAAACTCATTATCTAATGTAATATCTACATTGAATGGAGGAAGTGCTTTCAAATCAGGTACCGCTGGGATAACTGAAGGTGCTGCTAACATATATTGCATCTTAGTTCCTTTATCTGAGAACTTTAGTGCACCTGTTACTTCTTCTACATCGATTGTATTATCTAATACACTTAATAACCCCTTTAATTGAGATGTAGTATAGATACCAAATTCACCATCAGGAAAATCTGCGCCTGTTACTGTTACATCCCCTAAAAGAGTTTTATCATCTGAAATCATTCTAACTGAAAGGTTAGAACCTTCAGATTTTACCATTACTGATTCAACCTCTCCACCGAGATTGTATCGATTGATGAAACCATCAAATTTTGCTTTTTCCATAATTTACTTTTAAGATTTATTTTAATGTTTACTAATATACGAATTTATTTTTAATTATCCAACTAAAAAGAGAAAAACTTTTCAGCTGTCTTTTTGGAAGAGAGAACTTCTCCCCACCCTAATGCTCCGTAGAAATCTTCTAATTTCTTTAGAAGTTCTCTTTCGAAGATTTTATCGTGGTTGATATGAGTTTTTATTAACTCCATAATCTGAGGTGGGTCATTGTAACCATTCATAGCTACTGCATCTAACCCATATTGATTTTGTTTCAAATATACCCATTTAATTTTATCACCACCCTTCAAAGGTTCGTATTGATTTTCCACTTTGAAGTGTTTTAACAATTGATTGTATGCAATTGATGCTTTTACGTGTGCTGGTGTTCCACTAATGAATTGGAACATTGCCGTTTGGTCTTTCTTTTTAGGCATGTATTTATTTAAGTTTTTTACAGCCCCTGCTTTAGCAATCTTAACAACATCCATATTTACCAAATCATTTTTGAAATCGTAAACTCTATTTGTAAGTTGTTCTTCAGTATCACCTCTAAGAATTTCAATAAGAACCTCACTCATAAACTTTCTAAATGCTGCTGGATATGAAGAACGTACAACATCCAATCCCTTTACATCTAACTTATCAACAGGTACACCATTATCTGATATAATCCATTGTGCATATCGTTTCTTAGCAATCCAAATACCGGCTTTTGAAACATATTCTTTCTTAATCTCAAATCGGTGTTTATCCTTATCTACGTTGAATACCTTTTCAGCAAGAATATCATAAAAATCATTGAGATAATCTTGCATCTCACCAGCAATATCATTTACAAACCCAGCTATTGTTTGTTGGTCATTATCTTTCCAATTAGGAATCCTATGGTCTAAAAGAGGTGCTGCTGAGAAAAATACTGAATCAGTATCAATGTATATATTAGAGTCAGCATCAGGAGTATTAAGCTCCTTATTATATTTGATGTTAGCCATATCCGCAGTTGATTTAATAACTGTCTGTCCCGTTGTGGTAACAGCGGTAGCATTATCAACATCATAGAACCTAAAGGCAGGAAGGCCAAGCACACCATATAAAGAGTTAAGTAAAATTTTCTGAACCAACTGACGTTTTTTATACCATTCGTATTTTTCTTTTTCTCCACTTTTTCCATATTCTTTCATTTTGTTTTTGAACTCAACTCTCTGAGAGAACCATAAATCCAAAATATCAGGAATACAACCTACTTTATCAGTTCTATATAAAACACCATTTGATGCAACTGAAAATTTACTTCTTTCAAAAAACTTCTTTAGATTTTCTTGTGTGATTTTATCACCATTAATTTCCCAACTATCTCTCTTATCTTTTACGAAATCCTCAGCACTCCAATCAGCAATCTTACCCATCTTTGTTTCAGGTGAAATATTAATTGTCATAATAATTGATGGATATAGTGAAGTTAAATCCAAATCATATATCCAATCATACTTTCCAACGATTGGTGCTTTTACATAAGCTCCGATAAACTTCTCTTGCTTATTTTCTTTAAGAGCTTCCATTCGTTCTCTTCTATCAGCAGGTTTGTTAGGTGCTACAATACTTTTTCTTTTCAAATAAGTTAAAAGTGCACCTTCTAAGTATTTTGATGAATAAACGAAATCTTCATAAGGAACATGTCCAGCGTGACAAATACCTCTTGCAGTATCAATGAATTGAAGTTTTTTATCAAACTCAACTACTAACTCAACATCCACTAAGTTATATTCAATAAACTTCTCAATATCTTCTTTGAAAAGAATATCCAAATTTCCATCATATTCAATCTTACCTCTACCTAACTCTTTTTGTGCAATAGAATCTAATCGATATGAATCTAATTCTGAGTATGTAAAGTTTTTATAAAGTGAGAGATAATCTAAATAAGATACACCCGCCATAAAGTATCTCTTACGATAAGGTGACCAAAAACACTCACCGATTGGTGATAATCTATTAGCGTGTCTTTTACCTAATAATCGTTTGATACGATTATACAACATTGGTGTATCAAAGTAATCGATATTCCAACCAGTTACAATAGATGGATTTATCATCTCATATAACTCCAAATACTTCATTAACATATCCTCTTCAGTTCTGAAAGGAAGTACAATACATTTATCCGTTGTTTTCTCTTCTAAGATACCATCTTTATCCATAACCAACACCCAATATTGATTGGTAGCAGAATCATGTAATGCTATTGAAGTTAATTCATTTTCTGCTTCTTCTGGATTTGGTAAACCACTCTCCATTTCACACTCAATATCGTATGTAAGAATAACGTGTCCTTCTGATGGTAAATCCGAATCAGTATAAGTATCTACTAATACTCTTGTAGTTTCAGGTACATCACTTTCGAATAAATCAGGATCATCCTTTTTGAATTTGTAAATCTTACTTACTTTATCACCATATAAAGTGGTGAATGGGCCATTTACTGCTTTTTCATAAGCGTATCGAGTATAAGGAAATGCTCTATATCCTTGTTTATCATCCCAAATGTGAACGAGATTCTTTTCTCGTTGGTAATAACAATTTTTATACATTAAATTCTTTTCTAGCAGTATTAATAAAGTTTTTATCTACATTCCAATATTTTTCAATTTGTGATTCCCATAAAAGAGATTGGGCAAGATGGGTTACATCAGGTCTTTTAATATCACCATCTAATAACTTAATTACCATTTCCTTAAATTCTTTCTT